ATTCACCCTGAGAGATACAACCAATTTGCAGTTGTTGAGGGTAGCACCTTCACTCTTGATGCTGGAGAATTTGAATACCAAGTTTACGCACAAACATCATCAACCAATTTGTCTCCAGCATTGGCAAACGAATTGGTAGAAAGTGGAATCTTGAAAGTTGAATTTGATGTTACTCGCAATTACTACGAGGTGACTTTGAATGAGAAAATCTACGAGATTGAACAACCCACACAAATCATATATCTGCTTTTGGAAAATGGCGATTTCTGCCTTCTTGAAAGTGGTGATAAAATCTTACTATAATGGCAGATCAAAAAATATCCCAATTAGCGACCATTGTCACGGTAGACAACGCATCCGATTTGTTTCCTATTGTTGATACATCGGCAGCGGAGACAAAGAAAATCACACCATCAGCGTTAAAAACTGCATTGGCGTTGAATAATGTAGACAACACAAGCGATGCAAACAAGCCTGTTTCAAGTGCAACTCAATCAGCATTAAACGCCAAACAAGATACACTTGTAAGCGGAACAAATATCAAGACCGTAAACGGCACATCAGTACTTGGAAGCGGAAACATTTCTATCAGTTCGGCAGTTGCTTGGGGTGGGGTTACTGGTACTTTGTCAAACCAAACAGACCTACAAACGGCATTAGATGGCAAGGTTGATGAGAACACCGCAATCACTGGCGCAACCAAAACAAAAATCACCTTTGATGCAAAAGGTTTGGTAACTGCTGGGGCAGATGCAACGACCGCAGACATCGCAAGTAGCACAGACAAAAGATATGTAACCGATGCCCAATTGGTAGTTGTTGGAAACACAAGCGGAACAAACACAGGCGACAATGCGACCAACTCCCAGTATTCGGGATTGGCAGCGAGTAAGCAAGATACTTTGGTATCAGGCACAAACATCAAGACAATCAACAGCACTTCGCTTTTGGGTAGTGGTAATATAAGCGTAGCACCTGCGACAGGGATTGATGCAACTGCAATCGCAGACGGTACAGTTACAAGCACAGAATTTCAATACATCAATTCGCTAACAAGCAACGCACAAACACAGATTGATGCAAAGACAAACAAGTTAGTAGTTGCCAACAGACAAACCGCATCCTATACTTTGGTTTTGAGTGATGCGGACAAATTGGTTGAGATGAATGTGGCAAGTGCAAACAATCTCACAGTCCCTTTGAATAGTTCGGTTGCGTTCAGCACAGGCACACAGATTCTTTTAGCACAATACGGAGCAGGACAAACAACAGTTGTGGCCACAAGTGGCGTAACCATCCGAAGCAACGGGGCAAAGTTGAAATTGAACGCCCAGTATAGCGGTGCAACTTTGGTCAAGATTGCTGAAAATGAGTGGTATTTATTTGGAGATATAGCGTCGTAATATGATACTTTCAACACACGGTATTGTTGGTTCGCAAATTCAATCGTTTGTTGGATTGTTGGATACTTATCCCAATGCAGCGGTGGCTTATTCAATACGCAAATTAAGAGCAGCGTACACGGGTAGCGCAATTCGTGTGCGTAGGTCAAGCGACAATGCTGAACAAAACATTGGTTTCACCGCATTGGGTAATCTTGACACAACTGCCTTGACTAGTTTTTGCGGTGCAGGAAACGGATTTGTAACAACTTGGTACGACCAAAGTGGGAATGGAAGAAACGCGACCCAAACAACCGCAGCAAATCAGCCACAAATTGTGAGTAGTGGTGTTGTAATTACACAAGGTAGTAAACCATCATTGCAATTTGACGGAAGTAATGATTTTATCAATAGAAATGAAACTGCTTCAAATTTATTTGCAAGTAATTTTAGTGCATTTTCAGTTCATAATGTTACGGGAGGAAGTTTGAGAAAATGTATTATTGAATCCACTTCTTCCTTGGCTAATGTATTTAACCCTTCACTTGAATACAATGGTGAATTACCAACAAATATCAGATTATTTACGGGTGAAACAGGGAATTTTTTATCAACCACAAGTACAAATACTTTTAGCAGTAATGTTCAACGATTAGTATCTGCATTAAAAAATGGAACAACAATACAAGAATTATTTGTGAATAACACAAGTCAGGGAAGTACATCACCGAGTGCAACACCAACTACCAATATCACTGGTTATAATATAGGTAGTTACAGAAGTTCTGATGACCGATATTTTGGTGGTAATATGCAAGAAATTATATTATACAATTCTTATGAATCATCCAATCGCTCGGGTATTTCAACAAACATAAATTCTTACTATGCAATCTATTAACGGCTATCAATACAACACCGAACAGGAAGCAATTAACGCCCGTGAAAGCGTAGATACTTACTACGGCATCCCTAAAAGCCCCGATGATGTAACGCAAAACTGGGTTGACTATAAGTTCGCAGAATTGAACACACCGCAATTTTGGTACATTGTTTTTGATGAATCACTTAAACCAATTCTTGGAACTCCAACAGAATTCGAAGTTGTAACCCCACCATTTCCGATATGACAACACCGAAAGTAAAACCCAATGCGCTACCTGTTAGCTTTGACCAATTCCGTAAAAACCCTGTTGCTGCCGTGGCTTTTTGTATGCTTTTGGCTGTTAGTTATTTGTATATGGACTTGCGTTCGGGCAATCAACAGCAAATTGATGAGTGCAGAAAAGAGATGGCAGTACTACGAGCAGAGCAGAAACAAGCATATAAGGCATTGAAGACGGCAGATTCTGCATTGTCGGCAGCCATTACTGAACTACGCATCATTAACTCAATGAAAAAACTTTAACGATATGCGTTTACTATTGATTTTTACTCTCGCTTTTTTTGGTGGATACTTATTCACCGAATCTTGGGCAACTGAACCCAAGCCAGTTAGTGACATTGATGCGTTGTTGAAGAAGATTCAACAGAACACACAAGCGGTTGGTCAAGCCACCAAACAAGCACACGAGGTGAGTGAGAAATTGGTTGAAGCAAAAGTGGTTGAGAAAGAGCAATTGAAAGAAGCCGTGGTTGTGGCTGAAAAGAAAGCGGAAGCCGTGGTTCAACAGATGCAAGTTGTTCAAGACCAAATGGAGGTGTATGCCGTCAAGATGGTAGGTGCTGGATTAGATACCACCACCACACCAATTGAGTTCAAAGGAGTGATCTATGACGCTTATTTGAACTATCTATCCGAAGGTGGAAAGGAAGAGTTTGACTATTTCAGAATGTACTTATGGCAGCCAAAGTAAACATCACATCATTTCGGGTAAAACCCAAAAACAAATTGGGCAGACATACCAAGCACAAGAACAAACACAAGAGTTCAAAACCATATAAAGGACAAGGCAAATGATAGACAAAATCAAACAAGCAATGAAGGTGAAGAACTACAAATTCTTTGAATCAGGTGATTACAACTTGAACATCATTGGCATTCGCAATTCGGATACTGGAAGCAAAGTGACAAATGTTTTTGATGACTTGTTAACCGTGAGTTACAAAATCGGTGATGTGTGGCATTTTAAGAAATGGGCTGCGACAACTGATCCAGGCACAAAGGGAGTGAAGGAATTTCACAATGCTCAAGGCGTTGCTCGTTTAGTTCCCGGACAATATCGTGGAAGTCACGCCATTGGATTGCATCAAGGCAAATACGAAGCGTTGAAACAAGCCAAACCCGTGAAGGTTTACAGAGATGCGAACAAGGATATGACCTACGACACCAAGTTAATCACAGAAGGTATCTACGGAATCAACATCCACAAGGCTGGTGCAGATTCAACCTATGTTGAGAATTGGAGTGAGGGATGTCAGGTGTTCAAAAAGTCAGCAGATTTTGACGAGTTTATGGCTTTAGTCAAGAAGGCTGCCACCTTGCACGGCAATTCATTCACTTATACACTTTTAGAAAGTAAGGATTTATGAAAAAACTTTTAGAAATTTTCACGGGTGACAAAGGAGAAATGTCCTCAAAAAGATTCGTTGGCATCATTGGTGCTTTTGTTTTGTTTGCTACAATGGCTCATAATAGTTTGTCTCCTGCTGATATCGTACCTTCTCCAGAGTTGGTGACTGCGGTGGAATTCATCGTGATTGCTTGTCTTGGGTTCACATCAATAGACAAGTTCTCAAACAAAAAAGATTGATTGCTATTTGATAGAGATGATATTCCAAAGATTAAACTTTCACGATAACAAACTGCCTGTTTTCAAAGAGAACAAAGCAAAGGGATTCGTGACTTTTGGTGCTGACAATCTCTATCCTGACTTTCTCATTGAGTTATTCAATAAATCACCCAAACACAATGCCATCGTTTCTGCAAAAGCATCATATGTGGCGGGAATAGGCACGGAGGTATTTGGTTCAAGTACGGAGGAGATTGCAAAAGCCGAAGCAAAACTCAAAAATATAAACGCTTACGAAACCTACGAAGAACTCAAAGCAAAAGTTGCTTATGATGCCGAGTTGTTCAACGGTTTTGCAGTTGAGGTGATTTGGAACAAGGCAAAGACCGCACCTTCGGAATTCTATCACATTCCATTCAAAGACATCCGCAAAGGTCTTGAAGGTGATTATGTGTATTGTGCTGACTGGACAGATAGCAAAGCGGAGAAAATCCACTATCAACCATACAACCCAATCACAAGGGAATCCAAGCAAATATATTATTGTCAGTTTTACCGTCCCGGACAAGGCGAATATCCCTTGCCTGATTATGTAGGTGCGTTAAAATACATTGAAGTTGACACCGAGATATCCAACTATTATTTGAATAGCATCAAGAACGGATTCACGGCACAAACTCACATCCAGTTATTCAAAGGAATCCCCACACCTGAAGAAGCTCGTGCAACTGCAAGGAGATTCAAAGAAAACTATCAAGGCACGGACAATGCCGGTGGGTTAATTATCCAATACAACGATCC